TAGGGTCACCCAATCCAGTAATCTTAGACGTACCCATCGCAATAGCACCCGACATAGTGCCACCAGTAGTAGATAACTTAGCACTTAGAGAAGTGTCAACTTCAGTCTTTGTGTAAGCATCTGTAATACCGAAACCAGAGATAGTCGTAGGATTAGTACCTGCTGTGATACGTCCGTAAGCATCAGCCGTAACAGACTTGTATGTGCCAGCAGTAACAGCAGTTGTAGCCAAATCGATGTTGTCAGAATTGACAACAATACGGCTAGAAGACGCTGTTCCTACGTCTAAGGTGTTACCTGTCTTTGTAAGACCTGCGCCAGCGATAACCTGACCTGCACCTGAGAATTGAGCAAACGTAATTGATGTACTACCTAAAGTACCGCTTGTTGGAATAGTACAGATAAATCCGTTATTGCCGTTTACTGTACCGCCCTCAACAAAGGTGTAAGCAGCTACCAATTCAGCATAGGTGTCAGCGTCTGTTGTTCTAGTCCATGAACCAGATGCACACAAGTAGATACCATTATTAGAAGCAGTAGTCTGGTCTTTAACCAATACTCGGTCACCTGCAATAACAGAAACTCCGTCTATGGTCTGTGCGCCAGATAACGTAAGGTTTGCAGTAGAAGCAGCAACCACAGAGGCTTTGGCATCGATACCTTGGGCAATAGCATCTACATAAGACTTGGTTACCGCATCAGCATCAGCCGTAGGAGTACCAAGACCTGTAATCTTGTTTGTACCCATAGCGATAGCACCAGACATTGTGCCACCAGAGAGATTCAACTTCAAAGCGTCAGCAGTATCTACATAACCTTTGGTAGCAGCGTCTGAAGCATTGGTAGGTGTAGCAAGACCAGTAATCGTTCCTACTGTGCCAGAACTCATATCCAATGTGCCATCAATCGTGACGTTATTGAATGTAGAAGTTCCAGAGGCAGCCGTTACGTTACCAGTAACATTGCCTGTCAGGTTACCTGTGACATTACCTGTTACAGCACCTGTGTGTGTTCCTGTGGTGTTACCAGTTACGTTACCTGTCAAACCACCTACAAAGCCTGTGGAGGCAGTTACTGTAGTTCCTGTGATAGCTTGGGCAGATGAACCACCAATCACCGCACCATTGATAGTTCCACCAGTAATAGTGGCAGACGATGATGTGAGTGGGCCTGACACGCCAGCAGTAGCCGTTAAAGTGCCTGTCAGAGTGGAAGTTCCAGTAACAGATAAGTTACCGCCTACAGTTACATTGTCGCCAGCAGAACCATCTTGAAAGTTCTTCAACTGAGCCATCAATGTACGAATAGCATTGTTGACCAAAGATGGGGCCATACCCTCCGCTAAGTTAATACTGTTAATGTCAGTATTGTTATTAGCGGTACTGCTGTATTCTGAAATCTTGGTCTTTGCCATGTTAGTCCTTAGTCGGGGTTAGCCATACCAGTTAAATCAATTCGATATGGTTTTTCAGTTAAACCAAATGTAGCCCCATATCCTAGCTGAAGTGCTTTACGCTGTAACTCTTTGCTCAAAGGTTCAACAGTTGTAGTCGTTGCTTTTTTCATCAATGTAGCAGCCAGTTTAGGGTCAAGCATTGCATTAACCAACAACTCACGAATTGCATCGTCTGTGCCGTTGTAAAGCCAATTCATTGGTGCAGAAACCTTCTGTAAAACAGGAGGAACATCACCAAACATTTGTTTGCCAATCATTCCACCAATTACATTAGCTGTACTCATGTTCTTGAATGTATCTGAACCCATTGGTTTAGTAGCACGAGCCAATACACCACTATCTAAGTCTTCAGCAACTTTCTTCAAAACAGCCAATTGAGTGTTAGACAACTTAGTTTCTTGTTCAGCAGCACGAATAGCATTTAAGAATTTAGGCTGAGAAATAAGGTAATCATTAACTCGTGATGGGTCTGGAGTAGTAGAAAGAACCTTGCCCTTAAACTGCTGTGCAGCTTCAAGACGCTCAATGCCTTTGCTAGAAGCAGCATACTTAGCTAAATAATCTTTATAGCCTGTAGCACCTGCTTCAATAGCATCATCTACCGCACGAATAACTTGTTTAAGCGGCTCTCCTGCTGCCTTGTAAGCACCTGCTGTTGGGCCACCTGTGCTAGATTTATCCAACAATCCTTGAGCAGCAGCCCTCAAATCCTTGCGAATCTCATAAAGTTCAGCAGGAGTTGTTGCACGAGCAATATCGTCTTTAGCATCGTTCATCACAGAAATGACAGTTTTACGCTTTCCAACTGGAGAAGCAAGAATGTCATCAATGGTCTTATTAACTGTTAAAGCAATTCCAGATTGAAACATCTCTGGTGTCACAGTTGAATTAGCAAATGCCTGTTCACGCAATGGGTCAGCTACATCATCACGTTTTTTAATTGCTGCTGTAAGCGCATCATCATCTTTAGCAAGACGATTCAAAATAGCCATTTGTGCTTGATTAGCTTCTAAAGCCTGAGTAGCAAAACGAGCCTTAGTGTTATCCATGCCTCTTAACGCAGTCTCAGCGTTAATCAATCCAAGGTCACGAGTCGCTTGTGCTGTTGTTGGTGTATATCCACTAATCTTAGGAACATAAGTCGCACCAGACTTTATTGCTTGTTCAGCATCAGATGCCAAGTTACGCAATACATTGCCTGTGATAACTTCACGCCCTGCTTCAGTAAATGGACGCACAATCTCTCTAGTTGTACGAGCAAGAACAGGCGCAGAACCAACCATGCCACCTGCTGTAGTAGCACCTGCCAAAGCACCTAATGCCTGACCAACAGGGCCAACATCACTTTCACGAGCAGCACCAGATGCCAATGCACCTGCCGTAGCAGCAGCACCTTGAGTCTCTAAACTCTTAGTAAAGAAATCTTGGGCTGGTTTGGGTAAATACTTAGCAAGAGAAGCAGGGCCAGCAACACCAAACCCTGCGCTTGTTACATCTTGAACAATGCGCTCTTGTGGTGTTTGTGGAGTAGGAACGCCAATTCGAGTCATTAAATCTTGCAGACCTTTGCTACTAGGTTGCATAACTTGGCGACCCGCCAAAATGTTAATCAGTCCTGTTAGCGCATCAGCACCAATAGTAGGTAGTGACAAAGCACCAGTTAACGCTGCTCTACCTGTTAATCCTAATTGTCTACCAAGGTCTTTAGCACTACCAATTTGCATTTGCTCTGGACGAGGATAACTAGTAATTTCTTTAATAGCTTCTTCTCTTGTCAGTTTTTTAGTGGGTGCTGGTTGCTCGACAACTTTTTCACCGCTAATAATAGCCAACCCTGCCTCAGAGACTTTAGTCAAGTCACCTGACTGCAATGCCATCAAATCATCATCTGACAGTTTGGTTAAGTCCATTATTTGTTAACCTCTTTTTTACGCCTAGCCAATTCAGCCTTTGCTTGTGATGCTAAGTCTGTTGCGCCACCAGATTGTTTTACAGTATCGTAAGGATTGATAATTTCCTCTGGTTTACCACCAAGCGCAGAATTAAGCCCACGATAAACATTGATTGTTGGTGCAAGTGATTTTTGACGTTCTTCAACAATGCCGTCAACAATTGATTTCAAATCATCACGCTCTTTAGGTGTAAAAGTTCCACCTTTAAGTAGTTTTTGTGCAAACAATTGAATGTTTGTTGGGATAGACCTGTTGCCAATAATGGTGTTTACGTCACCTTGCTGAACAGCACCTGTTTGGTCATACACTTTTGCAATGTTGTAAATCAATGCGCCATCAGCACTTACGTTACCTGTCTTTGTTTGACGATAGGCATCATAGAAAGCAGATGCTCGGCCAGCCACAACATTATCACCAGTATCTTTTAAAGTTCCTTGCCATTGATTTAATGTCGCAAGTTTTTGTTTGGCAACGGCTGTTGACTCATTTACATCAAGAGCCACTTTTGTTACTCTACCAGCATCTTTTCTATCTACATAAGCCCTAACTAATGCTCGCTCAGTAGTAGTCATTTCATTAACTGGTGTAGTAATTCCAAGGAATTGTCTTGCTTCTTTTAAGTCGCCAGCAACATCTTCCTTCTCTTTCTTTGGTGCGCCTTGAGCCACAGCCATCGGTTTGCCATCAGCGCCAATCTCAAAACGAATTTGATTTTCTCCAAGTGTGTAACCTTCTGGACGCATTGCTTTCTGAGAAGCAACCAACTCAGCTAAAGTCTTACGCCCTTCAGCAGAACCCACAAGTTGTGGCGCAGCACGGGCCAAATCAAAGCCACCAGCAGTCATGCCTTCGCCTACTCGCTGACCCATAATGTCCTCACCATAAATCTCTTGTGGCTTGGTTACAGCACCTTGGATAACACCTTGAATACGTTGTTGTTCAGCTAATGCTTGTTGCTCTTGCTTACGCTTACGAATCATGTCAGCCAACTGGACATTCTGTAATTGGCTTTGCAATGTTTCTTGCATACCGCCACGATAGGCTTTCTGACCAGCTTGCAAGCCTTCAGCAATAGACTGTCCTGTATTGCCACCTTGGAATAAACGCCCTGCTAGGGCATACAAGGCTTGTGCTTGTGCATCGTCACGATTACGAGCAATGTCAGCTTGTGACATACCCAACAGACCCATTGTGTCTGCACCGCCTGTACCGAAAATGTCTAATAGTCCAGCCATAATTAGATTCCTAATTGTGCCAAAGTAGCATTAGATGCAGCACCTAATCCACCAACATCAACAAAGTTGCTAGGAGTAGAACCCCAATTAGATAACCAACTTCCAATGTTAGGAGAACCTAGATTCTTATATAAACCACCACCAACAGCAGCAATACCTAATAGGTTTTGCAATGATGATGTATCTGCTGCGCCACTAGCTGTAGACTGACCAACTCGTCCTAATGGGTTGCCATAGACAAGTGATAGATAGTTCTGCAAGTTCTGTTGGGGCTGGTTTTGCAAGAAGTTAAACTTAGCAATGTCTGCTGCTTGTTGTTGACCTGTATAACCCTCACGGATTTGACCAGCTTGCAACATATTCTGAATGTCTTGGTAATCAGCTTGAGCCATTTGAGGTGCAGCCATCGTAGCTTGTTGCTGACGATTACGCTCATCAGCGTAGTTCTGGTAAGCCAACTGTCCAGCAGTATTAGCCAACTGTTGACCAAATGCGCCTGTGGCTCGGTCTTGCAATGAACCCATAGCACCAGAGCCATAACGCCCTGCTAGGCTAGACTTAGATGCAATATCACCTAAAGTTGTTTGAAACTGAGTCTCAGCAGCCTTGGCAGCAGGTTGAAACGCACCTTGAAAGAAAGGGTTTCCACCTAGAAAACCACCAGAAACTGTGTTCTGTAACTGATTCTGTGCAGACTGAAGTAAGGGATTACCCAAAGAAGCACGAGCCTCTAAAGCCTGTAAACCAGTTTGAGTGGTAGTGCTAGGGCTTACAAAGGTAGGGCCACCATAATACTGTGGGCCACCGCCCTGATATAACTGCTGTGCTTGCTGTAATCCATAACCTAAATAAGGTTGGATTGTTGGGTCAATTTGTGATGTGGTAGTAGTAGCCATCTTTTACTCCTAGAGTTTCGGATTCCAAGATGGGTCATCCACGGAATCCATTATACATAAATTATTAAAATCAACCAATAAGTGCATACGCATATTTCATATCAAAGTTATGACTTCCATGAGTTAGCGTAGCCGTTCCTTGACCACGAGCAGACACAAATAAACCTGCAATCTCAGCTGCAGCCTTAAGATTTATTGGACTAAACAGGATTACTGTCGTTGGGCCTATCCTTCTGTCTGTCAATATCGTAGTAGTTGAGGATTGAGTAAGCGTAATTTCGCCTGTGTTATTGGTCTTTCCGTCCATGATGCCACGGACAACTTCAGACACAGCCCTCTGGTCACCACCAAAAGCAGGTAGGCTTCTAAACATCAGCGCACACCCTGACCAGCTACATCAACATCTACAGCAACAGCGTTTTTCCAATCTGCGCCAGTAGGGTTAACTTGGATACGATGGTAACGCCCTGCGCTACGCAAAGAAACCCTGTTCTCTGAGTCGGCAGCTACTGGAGTACCAAAGGTAACGTCTTGGCTTAACAATGTGCGAGAAGCCACAGCAACTGTTGCTGAACCATTGTCTACCAATGGACGAGCCAAAGTGACCACGGATGGCCCACCAAGGTCAATGTCTCCAGTAGCAATCCTGCCTGACAAGGGCTGACCTGTGTATGTGAAAACCTTTGCGCCTAGCGTACCACCAAGGAAATACTTACCACCCACATAAAGTCGTGAGTCTAAACTTGTTGTCAATGCGTCAATAGATGCGCTAATGCTATCTAACTGCTCTAAAGTTACAGCAGTCGTAGATGCTTCAGACAAGAAGTCAGTACCTGCGTCTGCATAAGTCCATCTCTTTGTGGCAAAGTTGTAAATGATTAGTTTACGATTTCCGTCTGTAGCTACATAGTTCCAAATCACTAATTTACGGATAGGGTCAACAGCAGCAGACATAGAACCATAGTCAGATTCTGATGCGTCATCAATAAAGAATCGGTCAACCTTCTCACTTCCAATTGATTGAACAGTCTGACCATCACACATATAGAAGCCATCGTCTGACAGGAAGAACGTAACGCCTTGGTACTGAGCAATAGAGCCAGCAACCATACATCCCTTGTTACGAGAGATGTTGTCAAATTGGAATATGAACGGAGTGCCTACATAGGTCATTCGGCTAATCGCTCTTTCTAAGAACACCAAGCCAAACTCACCACCACGGATTCCTACAATCTGCCCACCATCAGGAATATCTTGATAGTCAGACTGAGTGTTTACATTCTCTACCCAATCTGTTTCATCGTTAATTGCTGACCAACGAACACGATACTGCTGTTGGGTTGTCTCAAGCGTATTAGCGCAAACAACAAAGTCACGCACCACAGTAATAAATTTAGCTATCGGTGCAGATGCGCTTAAATTAGCAAAAGACGTAGAAGTTCCTAACGTCCATCCTTGCAAAACATCAGCATTGTTTGTAGTAATTACTCTTTTACCAAACTGAGTAAAGCGAACCTTATCGTCAATGCCTGTGGTCATTCCTGTTTTAACTTGAGTCAATGCGCCTATGCCACTTACTGTAAAAATCTTAGATGCGCCAGAAGTAAACAATTGCGTTGTCGAGTCTGGATTTTTTGCAGCGTACAAAGAAACTAGGTCTTCAGAAGCAGTAGCAGAAAACGCTACAGCACTAGGAAATGGGCCATAACCCACAGCTTGAGAAACCACGTTCTTAGCGTCAGTCAATGCGCCAGAGATACCTGATTGGTCAGGCATCCACTCACCTAGTTGGATTCTTTGTGTAGCCATATCAGATGTATGTAGTTTGCATTGCCAAAGGAACGCCAGAGAATTGACCCTTCTCGTCAGAGCGAGTCAATGAACCCATAGCCCTGTCAAACATAGTTCCCCATGTATTGATTCGAGCATCGTTCATCAAGTAAGGCTCGGCTTCAATCAAAGCACCATACAAGAGCAAGTCAGGACAAACAGTCAAGAATGTATTACTTGTATTCGATGTACTCAAGAAAGGAGGCGCAGCAGAATAAACCAAACTCAACGTGTAAGCAAAATCAGGAATAGGTGCTAACTTAAATGTGCTTGCCAAGACTGTGTAGTCCAATGGCTTACCTGCGTCCATGCTTCTTGAGTTACGAGAAAACAAAGATGGAGATTCGTAGTTCAATGGAAAGACAGGATTACCTGCAACCACAAAATCTTTTACTTCCAAGAAGTCAGATGGGATATTAACTGTAGCTGTTCCAGATGTGCAAGTTAGAGATGTAGAAGTCAACATCTGACGAATACGCAAGTCTCTGCGTAAGCGTACTTCTGCCAAACGGATAAAGTCTGGAATCTGAGTCGTTAGGTCTGAACGAGCCAAGTATTCTGCAATAGTTGTCTGTAGTTCAGCATAGGTAGTAAAACTCATACAACTCCTGTTCTAGTGCGCCATGCACGATTCATTGGGTCATTTAGGAAAGCGGCAAAACGCTTATCATCAACAACAGCATAACCACGCATGATGCCTTGTTTGTTAAGGTCATCAATAACTGTCAATGGGATAGATGCAACCTTGTTACCAAACAAGTTGTCAGACCATCTTGCTCGTTCATCAAAGGAGTTATATTCTTTTTTGTTCTGCTCAACAATGGCAGACACATCCTGACGAGTCTGAATAACGATGCCACCTTCGCCATCGGCATGAACAGCAGTTTGTCTAATGTTTTCCATAGTGCAATTCTATCAGTTTGACTAGAAAAGAAAATGCCCCAGAGGTTTAAGTCTGAGGCATTTTAGAGTTACACCAGATTAAGGCGTGAGGTCGGCTATGATGCCATGAGCAGCTTGGTTTTTAACTTCCAAGGTGTACTCAGCCAACAACTGTGTAGACTCATTGTCGCCAGTTACAGCCAACTCGTTGGTCTGGAAAGGACGCAGATAAGCGATAGCAGCCATGTCAGGGTCAAGCACAAATGCTGTCTCGTCACATGAGTTGGTAGATGTCATAAAGCGGTTAGGAACAACGGAAATTGTACCGAAGTCGCTCATGTAAACATCGGCAGCCGCCACGATTGTGGTAGGGCTGTTAGATGGGGCCATGAAACGCTGAGCAGCAATACCAGCAAAAGCAGAAACTACTTGCTTGTGTGCAGGGTTGACCATCAACACTTTAGGATTGCCACCAGAGGCGTAAACTTGACGAACAACAGATTGCAACAAGGCTTCTGTGAAAGTGCGGTTTGTTCCGTTAACACGAGCAGTTGTCCCCAAAGAACCAGCAACACCATCAGTACCGCCAGAGTAGTTTGTGTTCAACCATGCTTGCAGACCACCCAATTTACGAGCAGTAGAAGAATCACCATTGGCAGCAATCTGGTTGCTCAACAGGGAAGTTTCCATGTCCCGCTTAATTTCGCTGGATGCTTTAGCCAGTTGATAGGCTTTTTCTGATTTGCGGCCAGCTTTGTCCACGCTCTGCAAAGTGCCAGAAATCTTGATAGTTTTCTGTGCAATCTGAGTGCGGTTGCCAACACGAGTTGTTGGAGACATAGTAGCGTCAGATGCTGTTGCACCCTCAACTGCAAAGTTTGACAGAGTTGCTGCTGCCAAAGAATCAGTCTGCCACTCGTGCAAAACAGCAGTAGCCTTTGTCTTGCCAATGGAAGACATAAAAGGTGTGTCTGTGGGGCTGATGTTATAGATAACGTCAGAGAGGTCTTCACGCATACCGATTGCGGTATATGTTTGATAGGTAGCCATAATTTAAT